CAGATCACGATAAAGATTATTCATGTATTGATTTGTCATGTATGAGCGCCCTCCTCATGGTTAGTCATGGCTAATCATAGTTTACAACACTAACCCAGAAAAGTCAATTTGCTGCTGTAAAAACACAGAAGCCGTATTAACCGGCCTCTGTGTGTATTGTGTATGTTAATCCAAAATAAGTTCAGCTAATATAACTTCCTCCGCCTGTGCTTTCAGCGTGTTCATCAGCCCCACCCAGCGCATGGAGTCACGGGCTTTCAGTTCTTCGGTGACGCCCGCCGCTTCCATCATCCGGGGCAGCATGGCGTCCATCCGTTCACGCGCCGCCAGGTCAATCTCCAACAGGTGCGGGTACAGCTTTTCGCTCAAAATCAAGCTGCTGTAAAGGCCGGGCCGGTGTTCCTTCAGGTAGCGTAGACGTCAACAACCTTTAAACCTGTATCTCCGTCCCATCCTTAAAGGTCACTCGGATGCCCTTCTCGCTGTACACCGTTACGAAATCCACCAAACTCGACCACAGCCGTTCATCAAACTCCGTGACTGGCGCTTGACCCTCAACTGTGTGGAGGAACTGCTCCAGCAACTTTTTGCGGTCAGCTTTGTCGGCGACCGCCTGGGTGACCTCATCAAACTGTGCCTTGACCGCTTCATATCTGCTGACCAGACCATTGTAACGCTGCGTATACTCGTCCTGGTCGAGGGCAACACGGGCGTTCTCCGTCACGCACCGCTCCACCAGTCCAACCACAACCTCTACTTTCTCATTCGATTCTAAATCCTCTTCGCATAATCCAGCGAGATCCACCCAGCGCCGGATTTCAGCCTGCCCCAGCGGGAAGCTCCCTGCCCGGAGGCTTCCTCCACAATGGTAAAGACGCCTTTTCCCGTATATTTCCCGGTCTTCCCATAATTTGTCCCAGGTCCTTTCCGGATGTTCAGATCTGTGATGGATACCTGCACCAGATAAGGGGAAAATCCGTTTCCCGATCCCTGGCTGCCGTATACAGCCTTCCCGGATTCATCGTATACCAAATACCCCGGATTCTCATCCGCACATTTCTTTGCATTGGCAAGCACTTTGAACGCCCCTTTCTGGGACTTTGCATCTGCCCAGGACTTCCTGACCCGGTACCATCCGCCCTCTTGTTCCGAAACACCAGAGCCGTCCATGACAGCTTTCACCGCCTTGCGGAACCCGTCCATGGTGTATCCCATCCCCAGTCCATTCCAGAGATGCTCCGGATCCCCATGGTTGGAAGCGATCCCCCGGCTGTGCCCTTCCCGGTGGCTGATGATCACGCCATCCGCGGTCGGGTTCAGATTGTACTGTTTGCACAGATAAGCAAACAGTTCCACTGCCGCCTCATAAGTACGCTTTGCCACCGTCCTTGCTGTTGCGGCATCGGAGCAGGTAAAATTCGCCCCGCTTGTGTACTTGATACAGGCAGGCTCACACATCTCCACACCGATGTGGGTGTTGTTGCCGCTCCCCCTGCTGCCGGAGCCGCAGTGCCATCCCCGGTGATTCCAAGGGAGTGTCTGGTACACCGTACCGTCATTGCCGTCAATAAACCCATGCACACAGGCACTGTCATAGGATGGACTGTTCCAGCTATTGATAAACACAGACGCCTTCGGCTGGGGGCATCCCACCGAATGGAGCATCAGCCCCTTAACTGTGATCTTTCTTCCCGCCGTATAGCAGGGATTTTTCGTTAAAATGCTCTGTACTAACTTCATCTCATTTCTCCTCCGTTTCTGTTTTTTCCGCCCGGTCATGGAGCTGTTCCAGGACAGCCTTGATCTTCCCCGGCACCGGCAGCCCCAGATGCGCCGCGTTCTCTAAAAGGCTCACGCCCTCATTGGAAATATAGAAAAAGATCACCGCCGTCCGCAGCACCGACCCGGTGCCGATGACATGGATATCCAGGATATTGGCGATCCCCACCAGGAGGAAGATCAGCACCTTCCTGCAAATCCCCTTAAAGCCCACATTGCTGGATAAGGTCTTATCCGAAATGGCACACATCACACCGGTCAGGTAATCCACTGCCACAAATAGCACCAGGGCGATCAGCAGCCCATCATTGCCGCCCAAAAAATATCCCAGCCATCCGCCCACAGCGGCAAATACCATCTGGACCATGTTCCAAAATTCTTTCATTTCAATTCCTCACTTTCCCGCATAAGAAAAAGCACCCATAAAAGAGTGCCTGCCAATCAGTTTCTATATAAAGTGCCGCCTGCCCTTTCCGAGACAGATATTTTCCTTACGGCACGGAATCCGGTTGCTCCGTCAGCGTGTAGGTGATCTTCATAGTCTTATCAACCGTCTTCACCACCGCTGAGGAAAGGTTATTGATGGATGCCAGGTACGGCGTCAGCAGATAAGCCGTCCGGTATTCATTGCCATAGCTGCCGCCCCATCCAAACAGAAAATTCTTGTACTGGAACAGGGGCGTTGCGGCGTTGTTGAGCCGGGCACTTCCCTGGGTCTGGATCACCGTATCCTCCGCCGTGATCTGGAAATCCCCGCCGATGATCAGATCCCCGACCAGCGTCAGATACAGTTCACAGGAGCCGGTCTCACAAAGGGGCTTCCACTTAGAGGTAAAACCGAAATTGATCAGCGTCACATCCGTGGAATTGGAAAGGCTGATCTTATAGATCCCCGTCTTGTCATAAGCTGGCACATACAGATACCCGCCCCGGACGCAGCATTTAACCACACGTTCCGCAAAGGTGCCGTTCTCCCGGTTCCCCACATCCATCAGCTTGGCATTGGACAGCGTCCACTGCCCTTCGGTAAAGGAATAATCCGTTTTGGAAATCTTGATCCAGAGCATTGTTGCATCCCCGGAAGAATTTCCCTCATTGGAGAACCCGTACCAGTATCCGTCCTGCCCGTCCATGAATTCCCCATACTTGGTATAGCTTCCCAGGAACTCAAAGGTTTCCGGCGTCAGCACCTCATCATCCAGGACGGTATAAGTGGAATCATCCAGCTTCTCATTCAGCCCAATGGAAAACACCGGGATCCGCAGTTTCCGGATCCGGACGCCCGCGTTCTCAAAGGTGATGGAATACAGCAGGCTGTTCTCAAAATCCATCTCCACCGCCTCAAACAGCACCATCTTATTGGCATCCGGGATTGACCCGATATCCGCCGCCTTTAACTGAAGGAAGGCGCTGGCATCCCCCACAAGGCTTCCAAAGCCATTCTGCCCGCCCAGGGCGCTGGTCAGCGCCACCGCCGCAATCGTCCCGTTGCCCTGGTTAGGCGTAAACTCCCACACAAATTTATAGCCGTTGGAAAGAGCCATGCTCTCCGTCAGGTTCAGGCTGCCCCTGGCCAGGTTCGCTGTAGAATTGACATTGTTGGAAGCGTAGGCCACCGGCGGGTTGTCGGAGCTTTCATACAGCAGTTCCTCATCCTCCGCCAGCGCTTCGGAAAAGAGAAGGATGCCGCCGATCATGTTGGGACAGATGGGGAGAAGGTTCCCGTTCCAGAGAACCGCATCGTCATACTCCCCGGTTGCCGCGTAAAAGATACCCATAGGGTTTAAGCCCAGGATGTTATTGACGGACTCTGTGATCATGTTTTCCTCCGTAACCGTTTCCACCGCCCCGGTATTTTCATCCGTCAGTTCGATTGTCATCACGCCTTTTAAAGTCATGTCTATTTTCCTCCCATCATTCTGAGTCACTGGATACCGGCAGCGTCACCGGCCGACAGAACGCCCCGATCTTCGACTTTACCGTCAGTGTATCCGAATAGCTTTTCTGCACCAGTTCCATCGTTTCCACTGTCATCACATCCGTAAAGCCCTTTCCCTGCAGACCGCCGCCCACAGAAAACAGAGCCGCCGTTTCCTCAATATCGATCCTGCCGTCCCATGCCGCAGCCGCCGCCATAGCCTGGCCGCTGATGGAAGCAATGCAGTCCCCGATCCCCACGGAGCCGGAACCGTCCTCCATACGCAGGTACACGTTGAAGGTATTTGTGATATTCGGCACGATATTTTCTATGGGATAATACAAAGACAGGATGTGCTTTCCGCTGTGCCAGGTCTCCACCGGATGATGGAGCAGGATCTCCGCATTGTTCAGTTCAAAGGTCACATAGCAGACTGCCTTCCCGTCCTCCGTCCAGGTGACCGGCAGGCTTACATCTACAGAAATATCTGTGGTTTCTTCCTCGGCAGCACCATCTTCAGAACCATTTTCTGTATCCGCTGCTCCACCGGATGTCCCCCCGCTGTCTCCTGTATTCCCGGAAGGAAACGGGATCACAATCGTGCCGCTGGCATTGGCTGACCTTACAGCCGGATCAGCAGCCACATCCACCACCACCTGGCCGAAGAACTGTGCATGGTTTTCCTCTTTAGAGGCAAACTCAATGCTAATAATACGGACATCCGTCTCCCCAATGGAATACTCAGAAGCATTGGTAAAGGTGTGGATGCCAATCTTTCCCGCTTCGATCTGGTTTAAGAGGCCAGAGATATTCTTATCATTCTTGGACTTCGCCTGGGAAAGCCTGGGATTCTTCCCCACGCATTTCAGGCTCTGCCTGCCGCCAATCTTGACCGTAAAAGATGTCACGCAGGTGATCTGCTGGGCATCCGCCTGCCCGCCGGAGAAGGTCAGCACATCCCCCAGATCCAGCGCCGGGTTCCCGATGGTATCCGAATCAAAGGGCACATAATTGACCGCAGATAAAGCGGTGAGGATATTGCGACAAAGTTCCTCCCTGGTCTCTTCCAGTCCGAACTGTAGGAGGGGATTGACTCCCAGGTTCATAGTCAGCCCGTCATCTTCTTCCAACGCGTAATACTCGGAAGTCTGCGTCCGCAGGTTGGTGGAGCTGACCGCCGTGTATCGGGTCACAAAATCAGAGAAACTGCTGGAAAACCGGTGCTTCTGCAAGATCTCCATCACCGGAGTTTCCCCGTACTGCCGGAACTCCAGCTTCCCTTCCCGGTTGATGCAGAAAAACCCGCCCAGCACCTGTGCCGTAAAATACAGCACATCCCGGTAGGTCTCAATATCATTCTCCGGGTAAATGGAAAGCAGTTCCGAACCGTTGGGAAGCGCTTCGATCTCCGCTTGGCTCTGGGCAAGTTCCACCCCGCAGGCGGTACTGCACAGCGCCATCATCCCGTAAGCCGTGCCAATGGTCTCAAAGCTATTGAAAGACCGGTCAAAGCGGAGCATCCGGTCATAAGCCTTCAGTTCCAGTACATGCACCGTCCGGTTGGCTTCACTTACCTCAAAAATGCCCATTGGGACAGTCTCATAAGCGCCGCTGGCAAGCCGGAGATGATAGGATAATTCCACCTCAGCATCTTCCAGTGTATACCGGTCAATATCCAAGAACAGGCTGATCCCCATCTCCGCCGCATACACAGCTCCCAGTTCAATCTCCGAATTGCCGCAGCACTGGGCCGTGATATAGCCGCTACCTTTCACGATATCCTCCTGCGTAAACGGATACTCTACTCCGGCAACAGTTGTAATCTTTCCTGTCCAGTAATACTTCCGGGTGTTCCCCTGCACCGCCTGCTGGAACGCCTCACTCACCGGGTACATCGGACACCCCTCCTTCCGTTTCCAGGCATCAAAAAAAGCACCAATCATTTCTGACTGATGCTCTTGGCAATATAAAATATCATAATCGTCTACTCCGACAACTTAAGATTTGCCGTATTCTCAAAGAAGTTCCAATGCTCTTTTATACAATGGGTCTAATTCGCACCCGCAATTTCCACATTCTTTATCAGCCTGTTTAATTGCTGACACCAAAGCATTTTTATCAGTCTCTCCATCTAACCATTGTTGTGCGGGAATAGCTATTAAATCCCAACCAGACGCAGCAAATTTTGTCATAATAGATTTTAATTCTTCCATAAAACTCTCCTTTCTGACTCGCAACTTCCAATTTGTTCTCCTCAAATATACCACAATTCCTCCCAAAAAAGAATACACATTCAGAACTCCTTCAGCGTAAATGACACCGTCCATAGCCCTTTCCGGGAAGTATCCTTCACCAGAGACGCCTTGTAACCTTCGATATACATTTCCGCCGTTTTCACCGCCAGCGTCTCCATGTCAAAATATCCCACCGGGATTTTTTCCTGCTGCTTAAACTCTGTCAAGATCTTCAGCCACTTTGCCGAAACAGAAAATGTCACCGGGATGCTCACCACGCCTGCGCGCACCACATCCCGCTGCACCGTCCCAGCCTCCGTCTCCCCACCGGAATCCGCCTCCACATCATCCATCTGTACTTCATAAGAATCCGGCAGAGGGAGGGCTGTCCCGTCAAAAGTCAGATATTGTATAAATGCCATCGGTTACCTCCCTCCCGACCGCAGGTTCTGTCTTGCCTGCGCTGTCACTACCAGTTCATCCAGAAGCGCCCCGCCGACATACACTGGGATCACGATATTCCCCTGCGAGCCGGAAAATCCTGACAATGCTTCTGACACCGCAGAAGAAATCCCGGAAATCAGGTCTGACATATTCCCGCCGGATAATGTGCTTTCGGCATAGCCATACTCTGACCCATTTACCTTCGGAGAAATCACCATGTCCGAAGCCACATCCTTCACAGCTTTTTCCACCAGGTTCCGGTTCTTCTCAATCCCACTCGCCAGTCCCTTCATGAAGTCCGGCATCCAGGTCTCATAATCTGCCAGCGGCCCCTCATCCGGGGCCGAGAAGTGCAGGAAAGAACGGATCCGGTCGGCCAGCCCGGAAACGGTGTTGATCACACTCTGGATCATGCTGGAAATCCCGTTGATCAGTCCTTGGATGAAATCCTTCCCCCACTGGAACGCCTGTCCCGGCAGCCCGGTGATAAACCGGATGGCGGAAGAAAATCCATTGCTCACAACCGAATACAGCCCGGAAAGGGCGGAGCCGATCCCGGAAACCATCCGTTGGAAAGCGGACACCGCCGCCTCACGCAGCGCGGAGGCGATATTCACTACCGTGGTCTTGATTCCGTTCCAGACAGAAGACGCCGTCTGCTTCATAGCGGACCAAATCTGAGATGCAAACTGGGACAGCGCCGAAAGCACAGTCTCCACCCCCTGCTTCAGCCCCGAAGCCGCGGAAGTCACCGCCTGACGGATTCCCGACCAGATCTGGGAGGCGGCATTTTTGATATTGTTCCAGATATTGGCCGCATCGGATGCAAGCTGGGAGAAATTCCCCGTTACCAAATCAATCAGCAGAAGCACCGGAGCCAGGATCACATTTTTCAGCAGTTCAAAGGCGCCGGAGGCAATCTGGCAGATCCCCGACCAGATCCCCTGCAGGGTATTCTTTGCGTTTTCCCACAGAGATGAGATGGTTGTAACCACCAGCTGGACAATGGGATTCTGCAGGATCGCATTCCAGGTATTCGTGAAAAACGCGGATACCTGCGACCACAGGCTGCTCCACCAGTCCGGGATCGCAGAAAAAAAGCCGATGAAAATCTGGAACGCCGCCGGGATGGTCTCCGTAAAGAAAACCACCAGCCCATTCCACAATTCCATCAGCTTTTGGGATACTGTCTGCCACAGATTCCCGAACCACTCCGTGATCGCTCCCCAGTTTTTCACAATGGCGATAATCCCGGCAATGGCCGCCGCCACCCCAGCGATGATCCCGATCACCGGGAGCAGGGAAATGTTCAGCGCCCCAAAGGACACCGCCAAGGCCGCGATCACCGGCGTCAATGCAGTAAATGCCACAAGCAATGCGCCCAGGACGATGACAAAGTTCTGCACCGGCTCCGGCAGCATCCCGAACACCTCGCTCACTGCCGTAATAATGGCCACCAGAGGCGGCAGAACCACATTGGCCAACTCCACGATCTTTTCCCCAAGGGGAACCAGCGCCTGCTGAAGCTTCCGGGTATTCGCCTCCATTTCCTGCATAGGCGTCTGTGTCTGGCTGAACAGATTTTCCGCAGATCCGGCTACGCTGTCATATGTCTCTCCCACGGAAGTCAGGGAAGTGATAAACTTCAGGTTCCCATCCTCAGCCATGGTTCCAAATGCCTGGGCCGCCATGTTCAGGACTTCCTGCTGGCTGGTGCAGTTTCCGATATCCGCCACAATGGAATCGATCACCTGCTTCTGGGTGGCCTCCCCGTTCTGCCATGCCAGGAACAGGGACTGTGTTTTCTGGGAATACAGGTCAATGGAATCCCCGATAGTTCCATCCGCCAGGCGGGTGGTCACCTCATTGATTGCGTCATTAACCTTGTCCAGGTTATAAGCGCCGCCCTGCAGACCGTTCTGCAGAAGCTGGAAATACTCGGAAGCCGAATACCCCGCCTGCTCAAATTTCCCGGCATACTCGGATAGGTTATCCCCCAGCTCATTGGTCTTATCCAGACCATTCTGGGTACCCCGGACAATATAATCCATGGCCTCCTGGGCGGTCAGGCCATACTGCTTCATCAGGGAGTTGACGCCCCTGAGGGTCTCATTCATGTCAATGCCATACAGTTCTTCCAGAGTCAGCGCCTGTTTCGTCAGGTTGGTCAGGTCGGTATCCCCCAGATCCCCCAGGTTCTTCTTGACCATGATGACTGCTTCCGCCACCGCGTCCATGCTCTGGCCCACGCCGGAGCCGTACACGTTTTTCACAATTTCAGCGCTGGCTTCCGCCGCCTCCCCGGTCTCCCCAAAGTAAGCGTTCACTTTGGAAACAGCAGTCTCTGTCTCCGCATAAGCGGATACCGCCTTATCTCCCACATCCTGGATCTTATCCCCCACCACAGATAACTGGTCAGCGGCTTCCATAAGCGCTGCACCCTTGGTGGCCTGGGCAATCTCTCCGATGTCATCCGCAGCGTCCTGGGCTGCGTCACCCACATCATTCAGATCGTTGATCAGGTTTCGTACCGCCTGCCCGTCATCCACCGTATCCAGGGCGTCTGTCAGCTGCTTAATGTCTGCCTTCCCCCCGGTAACCGCCTTCCCGATCTTCTCCACAGCGGTTTTCAGCTGATCAGAAGAAGCTGTCCCGTTCCGGATCGCCGTCACCAAACGGCTCCCCAGCACATCCGCGTAATCATCCACACTGGATCCAGTCGCCGCAAACAGCTTATTCAGACGTTCCGTATTAGAAGCCAGCCGCTCCTGCTCCGACTGCAGGCCGGAAAGATCCGCCTTATACCGATTCAGCGTTCCACGGGTTTCCTCCACTTCCCGCTGAAAAGCCATGTACTGATCTTTCCCAAGATCGCCTCGCTCAAAGGCTTTCGCCACATCCTCCTGAGCTTTTTCCAACGCTTCCAGCTTCTTTTCCGTATCCCCAATAGCCGCCTGCAGAAGCTCCTGCTTCTGGGCTAAGAGGACAGTATTGGACGGATCCAGTTTCAGAAGGTTATTCACATCCCGAAGCTGGCTCTGGGTCTTCTTTATGGAATTGTTCACCGCGCTCAGCGACTTTTCCAGACCGCTGGTATCGCCGCCGATCTCTACCGTAATACCCTTGATCCGCCCCGCCATGTGTCACCACCTCCTGAAAATAACCATAAAAAAGCCCGGATAAGTTCCGAGCATAAAAACAGCACCGATTATTTCTAACCGATGCTTTGAAATTAAAGTAATAATACTATTCACTCTTGTATTCAAATAAACTGCTGTAAGAAAACCTTATATCTCGCAACTCATAATTAAAGAAATCAAATTTATGCCTATTCATGGAGTAGTAAGTTTTTGCGGTTGCACTTAATTTACTGCATAAATTTACAATATTGATCTCCAGAACGCGTTTCTGCACCTTAAGTCCTTGTCCATAAGAAACACAGCTTGTTCCTCCGTCTGCAACATCGCTGATGGTGAGCCGGAATTCATCTACCTTGCATCGCTCTTCTTTTACTTTTCCCGCATCAATGTTTGGTGTTCCTTGATGAAACATTGAGTTTCTTAAATTATATATTAGTTCACCGCTGGAATAAGGCATGTCGCTGCCATAAGGATCCAATGGCTTTTCATACTTTCCTACATAGGTATCATACCATTTAATATACCGTACAGCAATTTTTTCTGTATCCGGATATTCCGCTTTACCGCAGATATCAGGTATTGACAACGCAAGCATCAGCGCCGCAATAAAGCATTCATTATCTATTGACCTCTTCATTTCATCTATGATTCGCATAAGCATATAATTATCCCCTTTTTACTATATAAATTTTTATGCCTTTGCTTCGGCCTGCTCGCAGCACCAATGTACTTTACTTTGGTCCAGTTTCATTGTCGTGACTTGCTTTTCTTGCAAACTGCAGATTGACAAATGAGTAACTTGATAAACAAACACCTTGCTATATTGATATGAATAATCTTTTTGTAATTCAGCAGCCCATGCGGCAAAATCCCTGATATCCGCATCGTCATATAAATCAAACATCGGCGCATGAATAAACAAATAGGTTTTGTCCGTTTGGTAATCCCTTAATTTTCTAAGCTTTTCAGAAAACGCTTTTTTAAGCGGCTCAATGTTTACCCAAAAAGCTTCCCTCGGGCAGATTCCTGCAACAACTCCTTTATTCTCTAATACCCTATACCCTAACCGACCTAATTTGGATATTTTTACGGGAGAAATCTCACCCAGCTGTTTATTTTTTATCTGTTCAAAAATTCCTTCTGCATAGGCCTGATTCGCAATAAATGTCCTTGTAACTTCTATCCCGGTCTTATCTGACTGTTTTATATCAGGACGATCCGAAATAGTTAAATCGCAAAAATCCTGCGGCAAAAATTCTTCTAAAATATACTTTGCCAAATATTCATAATAATTTTTACTTCGTGAATGATTTTCCATCTGATCTCCCTGTTTGGCGACGCTTTTTGCTAAACGGCCTCTCTTTTTACTCTCTGAGTATAGCAAAAAAGAGAGGCCGCATCAATGAATATTCAGAACCTATCGAAGTCCTCCTGCGTTGCCACCACCGCATACTTATGCTCATCGTTCCGGCTCTCCACATACATATCGTTCACCATCCCGATGGTCAGCAGATCCAGATCCCGGATGGACAGCCCCAGCTGCACACATCGCAGGAGGAACAGGGACGTTGTCATTTCCCTGTCAGTCGGGCGAAGTTTTTTTTAGCCTGCACATTCGTCTGGGTGTTCAGCCCCCACAGTTCAATGATCTGGGGCAGCACCTGATAGATGGAAAAGGTGTTGAACCCATCCAGCCATTCCTCCGGTGTATCCGGAATGGACGGATCGGCATGCTTCGCCATCACATAGGCGATGTTCTCAAACATTTCCAAAGAGAACAAATCCAGATTGGAATTCTCCGGATCATTCTTATCAATCCCCTTTTCCAGATCCCGCAGGTCTTTATAAATATCCCGGTGGAACCGCATCCGGTAGATCCGGGGAATAGCGGCGGAGGCCTTAAAAGAGACCTCCTGCCCGTCAATCGTGATATTCTGTTTCATGCTCATAAGGACTCCCCTCCTTCATCATCTGTCCCCTGCTGGCTGGACTGCTGCGTTCCGGAAGTATCCGGCGTCACCTCCGGCAGATACACCGCCGTATACCAGCCCGTATAAACGGTATCCGTGGTGCTGTCCCCGGTTCGGGCCTTCACATACCCATTGGCCAGGGGCGCCGCCGTAATGGCCAGCGTTTCCGTCTGTACCTCAATCTCTTCCTCATTGGTTGTAGACTCGATGTTAGGCCTTGCCGCCGAGCAGTTGTACAGCACATGGCGGATCTTCTTTACATCCCCGTCAAACTCAAAGAGCAGGGCAAAGTTCGCCGTCTCCACATTGGCGCTCTCCACCAGCACGCTGTTGTCGTCCAAAGACTCCTTCAGCACATCCGTCCGGAAACTCTCCGGCACCATGGCCAGTTCCAGATCCCCCTCATAGCCCATATTGTTAGAGATTGTATAGTAGGCGTATCCATCCGCATAAAAGTTGGACGGCTCGCCGTTGGGTTCCAAGGACAGGGATACCGCGCCCGGCATAGCCACCGGCGTCCCGAAAGTGACTTCCCCGTCTTCATCCACCGTAATCAACGCGTAATGCACGTTGCAGATATTAAATTTTACCTTATTCTTCTTTGCAGACATTTCCTGCTCCCTCCATTTCCTTATCCGTCCTGTATGCGCCTTCCCCGTCTATCGGCATTTCAAACACATACAGGACCTCATACAGCTTCTCGCTATCGATCCAGGTCTCCGATTTCTCATAAAAAATGCCGCAGGCGTCCAAAGCATCTTCCAGCTTCCTCTCCGCGGCTAAATCCTTCTGATCCGTATATAATTCCACCCGCACCTCGCTGATCCGGTAATAGACCTTCCCGTCCGCTGAAAAGTTATCGCTCCCCGACAATAGGTAACAGACAAAGGGCGGATCCGGTGCTTCCCCTTCCGCGAAATGGTCATAAGCATAGGGGAATCCGGCGCTTTTCAAAATATCCAAAAGTTTATCCATCCCTCAGGCTCCTTTCGATCTCTTCCTCCAGCTGCCGGACCCCCTTTTCCTCCGCCGGAGCGATATGGGCTTTGCCCTCCACTCGGCCGCCGTTCCGCTTCGCGTGGCCGTACTCCAGCAGATGGGCCAGCTGATAGCGGTTTTTGGAATGAACCGTCAGCGTCAGGCTGCTGGATGTCTCTTTTGTCTTCTTCACCGCCCAGCTTTTGGCGTACTCCCCGGTATCCTTCGGGGCATTGGCACGGATCTCCTTTTTTACCGTCTCCCCGGCATCCCTGACCGCCTGCTTTACATCCTCGGCAGCCAGATCCGCGTATTCCTCCAAAGTCTCCATAACAGCGTCCGCCAGATCCCCGATCTGCACGGTCTGTCCCATAGTCACCGCCTCGCTTTCTCACACCGGAACTTCAGCGCTTTCTTCTTATAGTTCATGTGATCCACAGCCACGATGTTGTAGATTTCCCCTTGAAAAAGGATGCGGAAGCCGTCCGCCGTCACCTCCGCCGCCCGTTTGCAGAAACGGACGGTAAAAGCAAGGTCGGATTCCGCCACCGTCAATCCGGCGGATGCCTTTTCCTGCCCGCCCTCACCGCTGACCGTGGCATGGCAGGTATAATAATCTTCCCAGACATTCTTCCGGTTCCCAATAGAATCCGACACCACAGAATTCTTCTGAAAGGTCACTTTTACATTCAGAAGAGCAATCTCCATCAGAACGCCTCCTTCCGGCTGCCGAAGAGCAGGGCGCGGAGCGTCAAGTTCAGGGCATGGTGGTCGGCTTCCTCCCGATGTTCATACAGATAGGCCACGGTATACATCACCGCCGTTTTTCCATTCTCTGCCTCCTGCAGGCCGCTTTCCTCATCTGTCCGCAGGATATCCATGCACATCCGCTCCGCTGATGCCAAAAGCGCAGTGATCAGCCCGTCATCCTCACTGTCATCCACCCGGAGGTAATTTTTCATTTCTTCCAGGGTCACCAGCATTCTTCCTGCCCTCCTTCACTATCGGCAGTGCCTCTGTAAGTGAAGGCACCGCCGTTTTTCTCACATCAATCCATCAGGCGCTGGCCTTCTGCGCCAGCACCTTCACCGCCTCGGAAAGCACCAGCTTCCCATCCACCCTCTGGGATCCAAGAAAGCCCACCTGTCCGTTGGCGGCATACAGTTCATTCAGCCGCTTAAAGGAACGTCCCTGCCGGTCTGCGATCCAGTAATAGCTGAAATCGCCGAAGGCAATGGTCTTCGCCCCCGCCGCGATCACCGGCATATAGGCGGAGGTCTTCACCGGCCTGCCAAGGAGCGTGTCCGGCGTACCAACCGTCAAAGATGGCTGCCACAGGTACTGCCCCGTGGAATCCTTCAGTTTCCGCACCGCCTTGATGGTGGAATCGTTCAGCACCCATACCGCCTTCTTCCGATAAGGGGATTTCAGGGAATAGAAAAGGTCCATCAGTTCATCCGCCGTAATGGCTGTAGAGGAAGCCGCCGTCACCCCGGTCTCTGCCCCGCCGGTGGCTGCCAGCACACCCAAAGGCTTCCCGGAGCCGTCCCCGGTAAAGAAGGCCTCTTCCTCCTTCGCCCCGATCCGGCGGGCAAATTCCTTCGCGATATAGGATTCCAGGTCAAAGACGCTGTCATTGAGAAGTTCCTCGGATACCTTGATCATGGTACCTACCTTATAAGCCCCGATGGATACCTGCCCGAAGGAATCATCGCTCTCCGTGTACGCCCCTTCCTCATCGATCCAGGACGCCGTCCCTTTGGTTGCCACCACCGGGATCTTCCGGTCGCCGCTGGAAGTACGGATCACGTTTGCCAGCTGGCGGAACACGTTTTCCTCTTCCAGGGCTTCCACCAGGGTACGCTCATACTCATCCGGCACCAGGTACCCGCCCTCGGAATCCGTCCCTTCCTCCAAAGCGTTGACCACACTGGGAAGCGGCACCTTGGAGCGCATGGCGTTCCAGAAGTTGGCCTTGTATTCCTCCGAAGCCCTCCCTGTCTTTTCCTTTCCCGCGCCGCCGGATGCCGGACGCCCGGTCAGGGGCGTATTCACCGGCTGGGACAGTTCCCTCTCAAAGGCTTCCTGCCGCTCCATCCGGGCAATCTCTTTTCCCAGATCCGTGATTTCCTGCTCCATGCGGGTATAGGCGGCGTCATCCTCCGCAGACAGCACACCTTTTTCATTCCTGTGGGAATCCAGAAAGGCTTTCGCCGCCTCCCACGCCTTCGCCCTCTTTTCTCTCAGTTCTAAAATCGTCATCGTCATGTCCTCCTCTAATTCTTCAATAAATTAAGCCGCTCGTAGAGACTGTCTACGCTGCGGCCTGTCGGTTCGGTTTTCTGTTTTGTCCTGCACTTTGCCGCGATCTTATCCATTAAGGAATTGACCGCGGCGGCTTCGGAATAGAGCATGGATACCGCGGGCGGCTCCATGTCATCCGGAACTTCAGAACGTTTCAGGATCCCGTCGGCAAATCCCAGTTCTACTGCTTTTCCGGCATCCATCCAGGTTTCCGCGTCCATCATGTGGGACAGCTTTGTCCGGGATAGGCCGGTCTTGATCTCATAGGCGTTGATGATGGAATCCTTCACGCTTTCCAGCATCTCAATGGCCTTCTGCATTTCTCCGGAATCTCCCCAGGCGATCGTTGCCGGATTATGGATCATCAGCATCCCCACCGGCGAGATCAATACCTTTGTTCCTGCCATGGCGATCACGCTTGCGGCAGACGCCGCGATCCCATCAATCTTTACCGTGACATTTCCTTTATAATCCATCAGCATGTTGTAGATCTGCGCCGCGGCCACACAGTCCCCGCCGGGGCTGTTGATCCAAACCGTGATATCGCCGCTTCCCGCCATCAGCTCTTCCTTAAAAAGAACCGGCGTGACTTCATCGTCATACCAGCTCTCCTCCGCAATCGTCCCATTCAGGAACAGCACTCTCTCAACGTTCTCTTCGCCGGAATCCTGATCCCGGATCTTCCTGCTTTTCCAGTTCCAAAACTTCTTCATCGGATTTCTTCCTCCTCTTTATTTCCTGCTGCGAACAATCCGGCATCCGCAAGCTTCGTCATGTTCCCATTGATCAGGTACAGATCCCCGCCCTGCTCCGCCGGGATCCGGTCCAGGTTTTCCAGTTCCCGGATATCATTGGCGCTCATCCAGCCGTTCTGCCTTGCCGTGGCGTAGCCGTTCATCCGGCTTTGGTAGTCCCCGCGAAGCAGGCCGTCCACGTTGAACTTAATGAAATACTGCTTTTTCTCTTCCCTGGACAGTAAAGAACGCACCATGGACTGCTCCCACCGGGACACCCAGGGACCCAAAGTATACTTCACGAATTCCAGGGACTGCTGCTCGATATTGTTGAAAGACGACTTTTCCAGATCCCCGATCATATGGGGCGGAACCCGGAAGATCCGGGCGATCTCATCCAGCTGGAACTTCCTTGTTTCCAAAAACTGTGCCTGCTCCGGCGAAATGGAGATCGGGGTATATTTCATTCCTTCTTCCAGTACCGCCACCTTGTTGGCGTTCCCACTTCCTCCGAAGGTCCTCTGCCAGCTTTCCCTCACCCGGCTGGGATCTTTAATCGTCCCCGGATGTTCCAGTACCCCGGAAGGCGCCGCGCCATTGGCGAAAAACTTCGCCCCGTATTCCTCGCAGGCCATGGCCATGCCGATGGCATTCTTCGCCATAGCGATAGGCGAATAGCCCACCAGCCCGTCAAATCCCAAACCTGGGATATGCAGCACTTCATAAGGGGACAGCCGGACAATGGATCCCTTCATGGTAGGCGCATCATCGGAATACAGGGTGTACTCGTAGTACAGCTGCCCCTTGTCATCCCGATCCACATACATCCGGTCCGCCATCAGGGGATATAAGGCCACCACCTCTCCCCGTCCATTCCGGATGATCTGGGCGTAGGCATTGCCCCACAGAAGCAGGTGCGTCATCAGCGTCTCCCGGAACACGAAGGACGTCATCTCCGGATTCGGCTCGTCATGGAGCAAAAAATAAAGCGGATGTTCCACCGCTTTCTCTTTCCCGCCATCATCGGTATATCTATAGAATTGTAATGGCAGGCTGGCCACCGCCTCCGACAAAATCCTCACGCAGGAGTACACCGCCGTCATCTGCATGGCCGTCCGTTCATTCACCCGCTTCCCGGATGTGCTCCCTCCCATAAAGAAGGTGTAGCCGCTGCCGGATGTCCGGTCAGACGGCTTGTCACGAGAACGGAATAAACTGCTGAAAAAACCCATAACTGTCACCATCCTTTCTAAAAAATGGCAAAAGAAAAGCACCTGCCGCCATGACAGATGCTCTGTAAATAAAGTCAAATCCTGTTTTCTTCACCCCAAACGCAGAGCTGGTCAAGAATGTTCATCAAGGACCTGCCCCGCTCACTGAGCATATATTCCACCTTGGGAGGGATCTGCGGATATTCTTTCCGAATAATAAGCTGATCCGCTTCCAGCTCCTTCAGATTGCTGCTCAATGTCTTATCCGATATCTTCTTCAGATAACGCTTCAGTTCATTAAAACGGACTGTCTGGTATTCCATAAGGCAATACATGATTACCATTTTGTGTTTACCGGAAATCAAGGACATTGTGTAACTAAACCCCGTATCTTCAAAATTAGCTGTTTCAATATATTTTTTTATCATTTTACGCTTTCCTTTATGATAGTACCTTTCATATAAGCCAGTACTTGTTTTTTATTCAGTGATTGCTATAATTGTAAGCAAGGACATGAAAAATGTCAATCCCAACAGAAAAGCGAGGTTTATTTTTATGAGGAGACAGCTTAATATCACAGAAGGTATTTTCCCAATGCCAGTCCTGATGGTTGCAACTTATAATGAAGACGGCAGTGTAAATGTCATGAATGCCGCCTGGGGAACCATGCAGGAACGGGACACGGTAGCATTAAACCTTACCTAATCCCATAAAACGGTAAAAAACATCAAAGCCAGAGGCGCATTTACGGTCAGTATCGCGGATGCTGCCCATGTCGTGGAAGCGGATTATTTCGGCGTGGAATCCGGAAACCGTACCGCTGACAAATTTAAAAACAGCGGACTGACAGCTTCCAGATCCGAAGCCGTAGACGCTCCTGTCATCAATGAATTCCCTCTGTGCCTGGAATGCCGTTTTATCGAATATCAAAACAACGACTTCGGATGCGGTGTAATTGGAAAAGTTGTCAGGGTAACTGCTGATGAAAGCGTCATGGAAGGTGATAAGCTGAATATGTCATTGGTCAACGCAATCGCATTTGATCCCTATACACATGGCTACTATAAAGTCACTGACAGAATAGGGGAAGCCTTCAAGGATGGTTTGAAGCTGAAAAAATAACACGGTATATCTGCAAAGAGTCTTGCCCCGGCAGGACTCTTTTATATAAACAGAAGGCCCCTGGTATCGTAAACAGATTCCCCTGTATCATTCCCGCATCGGATCGCCCGGTCCAGCCCCATGATCGCCGCGATCGCTCCATCGATCTTCTCCGTGGACTTCTCCTTATCCGCCTTGATGTTCCCCGCCGGATCGGTACGGATGAAGATGTTGTCCATCATCCACCGCAGCACCGGATGCCCGCCGTGGGCGATCCTCTGCTCCAATGTCAGCTTCATCAGTTCCTTGGTGGGCGGCGACATATCCTTAAATCCCTGACCGAAGGGAACCACCGTGAAGCCCATGCCTTCCAGGTTCTGGACCATCTGCACGGCGCCCCACCGGTCAAAAGCGATCTCCCGGATATTGAACCGTTCCCCCAGGCGCTCAATGAACTTCTCAATATATCCGTAATGCACCACATTCCCCTCCGTGGTCTGCAGGAAGCCCTGCCGTTCCCACACATCATACGGAACATGGTCCCTGCGCACCCGCAGGTCCAGCGTCTCTTCCGGAATCCAGAAATACGGGAGCAGCTGGAACTTATCTTCCTCATCCAGGGGCGGGAATACCAGGACAAATGCCGTGATGTCCGTGGTGGAGGAAAGGTCCAGGCCCCCGTAACAGACACGCCCTTCCAGTTCCTCTTCGTTCACAGCAAAGGCGCACTGATCCCATTTCTCCATCGGCATCCAGCGCACCGCCTGTTTCACCCACTGGTTCAGCCGCAGCTGCCGGAAGGAATTCTCTTCCCCCGGATTCTGCTTCGCCGACTCGCAGGCTGCTTTCACCTTGTCCATCCCCACTGTGATGTCCAGGGACGGGTTGGCCTTCTTCCATACCTTCGGGTCAGTCCAATCGTCACCCTCATCCGCCCCATAGATCACCGGGTAAAAGGTCGGGTCGATTTTCCGCCCTTCCAGGATGTCCTTTGCCTTCTGGTGCGTCTCATAGCAGATGGAATTGGTATCCGTCCCGGCTGTAGTGATATAAAAGAACAGGGGCTGCATCCTTGCGTCACCGCTGCCTTTTGTCATGACATCAAACAGTCTCCTGTCCGGAGCTGCGTGCAGTTCATCATAGACCACCCCATGGATGTTGAATCCATGCTTGGAATAGGCTTCCGAACTGAGTACCTGGTAAAAGGAATTGGTCGGCAGGTAGATGATCCGCTTCTGGGATGCCAGGATCTTTACCCGCTTGGAAAGCGCCGGACACATCCGCACCATATCCGCCGCGACATCAAACACAATCGTCGCCTGCTGCCGATCCGAAGCGCAGCCATATACTTCCGCACGCTCTTCCCCATCCCCGCAGGTCAGCAGCAGAGCCACTGCCGCTGCCAGTTCGGATTTCCCCTGCTTTTTGGGGATCTCAATGTATGCCTGGTTGAACTGCCGGTACCCATTTTCTTTGATCGTCCCAAACAGGTCCCGGACAATCTGCTCCTGCCAGTCAATCAGTTCAAACTTTTTCCCTGCCCATTTCCCTTTCGTATGGCACAGGCTCTCAATAAACGCTACCGCGTAGTCCGCAGCCTCTTTGTCATAATGGGAACCCTTCGCCATGAACCTGGTCTGCTTATACTTCTTCAGTTTTCTCACGGCTGTACCATCCCCCTTACCCATATTTCAGCCACTGCCTGTATACTTCGCTGGCAATGTTCGCCATCATTACCGGCGGCACGCTCATCCCGCAGACATAATTGACTTCCTGATCCATGAAATCATAATCTTCCGGAAACGTCTGTGTCGCCACATAATCATGGACGGAATACTTTTCCCCGTCACAGAACCTGGTTACAATCGCGCAGGCGGTATTGGTCGGCGCTACCCGGCAGTCTTCCACAATAGCATTGTTGAACATGGACAGTTTTCCGCGTTCCCTAAGGGAGATATCTGCAAAACAGGTATCCCCTTTCTTCCTTTTTGCCACCAATTCCGTCATCAGCGCTTTTTGGTAAGGGATCCCATGCTCGCTCCGCACTTCCCCGAAGCGGATCGGCTTCTCATGGAAATCCAGCTTCAGCTTCGGCAGGTCCAGGTCATTGCGATGGGCAATAAAAAAGACACGTCTCCTCCGCTGCGGAACCCCCATGGTGTGGGCGTCCAGCAGGAAGATCTGTGTCACATAGCCCGCCGCTTTAAAGGCTTTCAGCAGTTCATTCACGTATCCCCTGGCGTTACCTTTCAGCAGGCCGGGAACATTTTCCGCGATCACTGCCTTAGGCTTTAAAATCTCTGCTGTCCGGATGAAATGCAGGAACAGATCATCCAGCCGCTGTTTCTTCTGCCCTTCCCGGAATGCCTTTTCCTTTCCCCATGCCTTCTCCCTGTCCCCGGCAGTGGAGAACACGGAACAAGGCGGCGACCCGTCCAGGATATCCAGATGTCTTAATTCTTCTGGATAGACCTGCAACCGGTTGAACTCACGGATATCCATCAGATACGGATATTTCGGATGATGGTTCCGCCTGTACAGCTTCATCATCTCCGGGTCAATCTCGCAGTTCCCCAGCACCGTGTACCCGGCAAGCTTATATCCCATGGAAGAGCCTCCGCCGCAGGAGAAACAGCTGAATACCGTTTTCCCGTTCCTTGGAACATCCTTCAAATCATCCAGCTGCCATTTCCATGGGAACCTGTGGTCAGTTGAATTTAAAGCCGCACCTTGGGCATTCGTGCGCGAATTCCTCATCTCCAAACTCCCCCTCGTCATACTCCTTATTGCTTCCCGTATCGTCCGGGTCCTCCCGTACCGCAAACAGGTCTGTCACCTCGTCCTCACGGAAACCGGTCAGGGATACGTCAAAGTCCTCTCCCTGCAGGCTTTCAATCTCGATCCTCAGAAGTTCCTCGTCCCATCCGGCGTCCATAGCCATACGGTTGTCCGCCAGGATATACGCTTTCTTCTGGGCTTCGCTCAGATGGTCTGCCAGCACACAGGGAACTTTTTCCATCCCTTCCTCCTGCGCGGCCAGCACGCGCCCATGTCCGGCGATAATACCGCAGTCCCCATCAATGATTACCGGATTAAGGAACCCGAATTCCCGGATGGATGCCCGCAGCTTCGCGATCTGCGCCGGGGAATGGGTCCTTGCGTTGTTGATATACGGCACCAGCTTCGCAGTCTCCACCATCCGCATTTTATGTTCCATCTCACATTCCTCCATTTCTTGCCCGGAGCAGCCGCTCCATCACATCATCCTGGGGCGTAGACCCCTGCCACTCCACCGAGCAGTTTTCCTTCACTACCTGGTAAATCTGATACCAGATCTGGTTAACCTGCTTCATATACTGCTGGGACATGGAAACATATGGGGAAGCGATGGCGTTCCCTGTGGTGGGATGCTTCGCCAGAAATCCGTATTCAGAAATACATTCCTCGCACTGGATCCACCGGGATACGGACACCGCATACTGCTCCACCAGCTGGATATTGACCAGCCGGTCGCATCCCCGCTCCCTAAGCCATTTCCAAGTCTCTTCATACACCTCTGCCGCGCAGAAACTTTTTCCGCTTTTCTGCTTTGCTTTCAGGTAATCCTTCACCGGCGGCATTTCTTCCCCGGACATCTCCGAAGGCTCCGGCAGGTCCAGGACCATTGCCGTGCCGCCGTCGTTGATCCGGTCGGTCAGCGCTTTCTTTTTCCTTCCGGCGCCGACTCTTGCGCCGCCCCGGCCGGTACCATCCCTAGCCATAGCCTCCACCTCTTTCCTTTCCGGGGGCAATACCCCCTTTGATTTCCATTTTTTGTACGCAACACCCCCGCACCGTTCCCCAAAAGAAAAGCCGCGGAGATTTTGACCGCCCCTCCCCGGCTGAACTTTCACCGGTTATGCCAGCGGTCTCCATTCTCTGCGTGGATCTTGGCGTGGCAGGACCGGCACAGGGCGATCAGGTTGCTCTTCTCATGAGTGCCGCCTTGGGAAAGCGGCAGCTTATGGTGGATCTCCTCGGTCCTCACGTACCGTCCTTCCTTCAGGCACTGCTCACACAGCGGATGCTCCGTCGCGTACTTATCGCGGATCCGCTTCCATGCCCGTCCATATCTGCGGCGTACAGCAGGATCCCTGCCATACTTCTCGTAGCGGCGGTTCTCTTCTTTCTGGTGTTCCTCACAAAACCTTCCCTCCGTCAGGTTCGGACATCCCGGCCAGGAACATGGCCGCTTCGGTTTCCTCGGCAATACTCCCACCTCCTTCGGGCATAAAGAAAGCCCTGGGGAATCGCTTCCTCAAGGCTCTCTCTTTTTATTTTCCGCACCTTAACAATATCACAAAGGCATACTGTAATGTACTTGATTTTACTGTATTGTTTCCGGAATTTCTATCTCCGCAAGGGCTTTCCGGTGAAGCCGGAATACATTATCGATGCCGTAGCCAAGCTCAATCGCGATTTCTTCCCATCTCATATAGGACAGGTACCGCAGTTCCAATACCATCTGAAGTTCCGTATTCTCCACAGCTTTGATCCTGCGGACAATCCCCTTCTTCAATTCCACCAGCCAAAGCATATCCTGGTTGATTTCTGATTCCAGGTCTATGATCCTGCAGACGGTATCTTCCATTCTGGAACCATCCCTGTTCGGACTCTTCGGCATATCCGAATAAGCCGCTGTGACCTTTGCCGCCAGATTATGAAGTTCCTCAATCTGATTCAGCTTGCTCTCGATCCGCTGGTTCAGCCCGAATGCCTGGGATAAATACTTCTTTGCTTCCTGCTGCTTTCTGTTCATAAGCCACCTCCGATTGAAATCTGTAAATCGTTCCCCTCGGATTGCCTCCCTGGATTGACTATGATGACCTTATCTCCGCCTGAAGTCTGCGGATCAAACATTCTCCATCCACGGAAGTCAGTGTCTGATACCAGCCGGAACGGAAAAAGCGCTCAATCCGTAAAGCTTCATTTATGGCATCCTTGTTTTTGGGATGCGCTTTTATTTTCTTCAGCGCTGCCCTATAATCCTCCGCCGCCTGTGCGATGACCGCGTTCGCAAGGTTCTCATACGGATCCCCTGTCTGTTTATTGACAATCGCCATGTCCCATCACCTCCGCTTTCACAGCATCGATCAATGCCTTCTGTGTGTGGTCTTTTGTTTCCAATGCGCGCATGATCTGTTCATCAATGGTCTTTGCCGCAAGGATGTGGATCACAGACACCGTCTCTTTCTGTCCCTGCCGCCAAAGTCTCGCCACCGTCTGCTGGTACAGTTCCAGGCTCCATGTAAGCCCGAACCACACCAGGATATTCCCGCCGCTCTGAAGGTTCAGGCCGTGTCCGGCGGATGCCGGATGGATCAGCCCCACAGGGACTTCCCCCTGATTCCACCGCCGGATATTCCGTTCCTGATCCAGTCTGGCGAAGCCGATCTTAAGTCCGGAAAGCCTGTCCTGGATCCGTTCCAGGTCATGCTGGTACCAATAGGCCGCAAGGACCGGCTTCCCGTTCGCTGCCTCAATGATGTCCTCCAAAGCATCCAGCTTCCGGTCATGGATCGTTTCATAAGCGCCGTCATCAGAATACACCGCCCCGTTTGCCATCTGGGACAGCTTCCCGGACAGCGCTGCCGCGTTCGCGGCCGTCACTTCCCCTTCCGGCAGCTTTAAAAGAAGATCCCGCTTCATCCGCTCATATTTTACAAGTTCCGGTTCATCCAGACGTACCATATATCTGGAATTCACCAGTTCCGGCATCTTCAGGTGATCCGCTGATTTCATGGAGATCGTGATATCAGAGATCTTGTCATAGATCGCCTCTTCCGCTCCCGGAAGGAGTTTATAGCTATATACGACATGCCCATTCGTCTTATCCGGCACGAAATACCGGTTCCGGTACTGTCCGATAAACCTTCCCAGTCTCTGCCCCATATCCAAAAGCTTATATTCCGCGAACAGGTCCATCAGTCCGTTGGAAGAAGGCGTCCCGGTCAGGCCCACGATCCGTTTCACTTTCGGCCGCACCTTCATCAATGCCTTAAAGCGTTTTGCCTGCCAGTTCTTAAAAGATGACAGTTCATCCACAACTACCATGTCATAATCAAACGGCAGGCCGCTCTTTTCCACCAGCCACTGGACGTTCTCACGATTGATCAGGTAAAGATCCGCCTGCGCTTCCAATGCCGCCATCCGCTCAGACTCTGTTCCCACTGCCACACTGTATCGGAGATCTGATGTATGGTCCCACTTTTTAATCTCATCCGGCCAGCTCATGGTTACGACTCTGATAGGGCCGATAATAAGCACCTTATGGATTTCAAAACGGTCAAACATCAGGTCATGGATCGCTGTCAGCGTGATGGATGTCTTCCCAAGCCCGCATTCCAGAAATACCGCCGCCGCGTCATGCTCTTTGATATATTCCGATGCGTAAACCTGGTAGTCATGCGGTTCGTATTTCATCCAAAATCCCTCCAATCTGCCCCGGGTCATCCAGCACATACACCCGGTACCCCAAAGACCGCAGCAGCTCATGCCTGGACTCCTGCAATGGCCTTGCTTTCTTCCCCGGAGCCTTTACTTCTACAAATCCCATCCTCCCGCCCGGCAAAAGCACGATCCTGTCCGGCAGGCCATCAAATCCAGGCGCTGTCCATTTCGGGCAGATCCCGCCTGCCGCCTTCACTGCTTTTACCAGCTTCTGCTCCACTGTTTTCTCTCTCATGCTTCCTCCTATTTCCAGAACGACAGAACCCAAAATCCCTTACGCGCGTATATATACGCGTTATACGCACCCCATTTCTTTAAAAAACACCATTTATTTGTACTATAAAGAAATAGATGTTCTTCCGTTCCTTTTCACCGCAAAACCGCCCGTAAAATCAGGCTTTTTCCAGGAACAGCGGACAGGAACAGAACAAGCGCCGGTTCCGTTCCCATCCGATGTTCCATTGCTTTACCCGTTCCGCCTGTATATCCTCTGCTTGCCGTAGATTGGCAGGACTTTTGCCTTCCCTGTCCTGCTCCACCCGTCCATTCTCTCCATGATGGCCGCAATGGAATAGCTGTCCGATGGCTTCATATCCTCTTTCGCCTTTCCGAAGCATTCGCACCAGATCTCCATGTTGGAGACTTCCATCCGGCGGACGCTGCCGTCCGGCCGCATCGGGTCATCCGCGTCCCGGACATAGTCGCGCCGCTTATAGACATCCATGGAGTCCCAGGTATCCGGCAGGAGCATATCCAGGTATTCCTGCACCAGCCCTTCCCGGTCGTCCCGTTCCATTGCCGCCCGCTGCTCTTCTTTGGCATAGGCCTCCAGTTCCGGCGGAAGATACAGCTTCTCTCCGGCTTTGGCATATACCATGACCTCCGCCCAGACCTGCTTCACCGTATCCGCATCCATATCCCAGGGCTTGTACTTCCCGTTTCCCGGTACCTTCACATTCCAGTAACGCCTGTTGCCGGTAATGTCCCTGAGGTACCCGTTCTGGCTGTTGGTGGTGCCGAAGAACACGCACTGTCTCGGATGGGGCGTCACCCTTCTCCCGAAGCTGGCCCGGTACTTGTCATCCTGCCTGGAAATAAAGGCTTTCACCTTATCCAAGTCCGCTTTCCGCATCCCGGCCAGTTCCCCGATCTCCATGATCCAGTACCCCTGCAGCTTCTCCGCCGCCGTCTTGTCATTCATATCCGACAGGTTCAGGCTGTCCGAATACCACTCGCCGCCAAGCTTCGCGATCAGCGTGCTCTTCCCGATCCCCTGGTCCCCGTTTAAGACGATCATGCTGTCAAACTTAATCCCCGGATGGTACACCCGGCAGTAAGCCGCGCACAGCTCTTTCCTTGTAACTGCCCGTACATACGGAGTATCCTCCGCCCCAAGATAATCGATCAGCAGCGTATCCGCGCGCTCCACCCCGTCCCAATCAGGAAGCGTCTCAAAGAACTCCCGGATCGGATGGTAGGACCGGTCATCCACGGCCTTCGTAACGGCGATATCATAATTCCTGGCGGAGAATGTCCCGTATGCCGCATCCACATAGCAGATCAGCTGGGCGTCATCCGCGTCCCGCCAGAACTTGGCCGGATGCGGCCAGGGAACGTTTCCCCGGATCTCCATGCCGTCCGCCAGCTGGTTGAACACAATCCCCTTCAGGTTCTCATCATTTTCCAGGATCAGCATGAGGTTGTGCAGATTATTCTTAAGTTCCATGCTTTTCTTCTCATACTGAAGCTGCTTCTTCCATGCGTCCGGATCCGCTTCGTCAAAATCCTCCGCTGCTGCCTGCCGCTTTTCCTCAAAGATACGGAGTTTTACCCGCTCATCCGCCACGGCGAATTCGGCCATGGCATTATAGGACTTTTTCGGGTCATCATCCGGAAACTTATGCACCCTCACCGCGTCAAAAGCGTTCAGCAGCTGCCCGCAGGCTGGATCCGTCGCGTGGAAGCTGTAGGCAAACTTCTCATCGATGATGATGACGCCGGCGGAACTGTCTGCAGGGATATAGTCATATCTCCCTTCCATTGCCGACGGCGCGTAAACATCCGGCAGGAACTTTTCGATCGCCTCCCGGATCGGATAAGTACGGCAGAAAGCCCCCACCACGCCGGTCTTTGCCAGCGGATCCGCCTGCTGTTTCGCGGACTTCTCCACCGCTTCCGATTCCCTGGACGATACCGGCCAGGTGGAAACGTCCCGCCAGTCGTCATAAAGCCCCAGGTAATCATCCGGATCCAGGAGATCGCCGTCCATGACCCGGAATACATACTCCCCGTTTGAGGAAGTAGACGGCCAGTACATAAGCCGATGCGGCTGGTATGTGGTATCATCAAACAGATCCATTCCGATCTCCTGCGCCACCTTGCGGGCAAGGGCCGGATATTCCTCCTCGGACACATCCCGTTTCAGCGGGAAGATCAGCCGCAGCCGCGGCGCCTCCGGCGTATGCTTATGCGTGGAGTAGACACACATCTCATGGGAATGGAACAGGGAAAGCTCATCCAGGATATCCGGCGTACCGTGATCCATATCCAGCGTCAGCATGGACCGGCACAGAACCGTCCCGGTCTTTCTCCTGCCGCCCCGCAGGTGCCCGCCGACAAAACCGCCCACATCCTTGACAGCGTCCTGCTGCGGCTTTGTCATCTTCCGGTATTCCTCCACTGTTTCCGTGGTGGTCTGCGTAGTGCTGACCCTTTTGCAGAAGTCATCCCAGGAGATCTCGTTATTTTTCCATCTCTTCTCCATACGGGAATTTCCATACGCGATCTTCATCCTGCCATCCCCTCCTTCTCCCGCAGGTCATCGGTAAAATACCGGATCTTCTTGCGCAGCTTCCTGGCTTTTTCGATCTCCGCGGCCATGCCTTCGGAGACCGTATTCCCGAACACCCAGACCTCTTCGCATTTTCCCATAAAGACAATGCCCATCTTAAGTCCCAGCCACCGCTCTGTCTTTTCATCCAGATACTGCGGACAGAGCAGATGCGGAGCGAGCGGGATACATTTCTTTTCCACCGCGAATCTGGAAAACGCCCTTGCCCGGAACGTATTCTTCTCCACATCTCCCGCATAAGGCGAACAGATATAGACCAAAGGGCGGTACGCGGCCGCCGCCCTGGCCGCACGCTCTTCCGCCTCGATCCTGGTCAGCGCCTCATATACCACGGGATCATAATATCCCTCGCTGTTATACTTGCTGACTCCCATGCTCAGTTCCCCCTTTCAATCAGCGGAAGGATCCCGTCCGCTTTCAGCAGGTCATAGATGAAAAGCCTTCCTTTCTGCGTCCAGTACGTATGCACCTTCGTATGCGTTGTCCCGTCATGCGCCGGATAGGCATGCGTCTTCGTGCTGGTGTATCCGCACCCGGCATATTTCTGGTACAAAAGCCATATCTTTCCGCCCTGCTTATACTGCACGCCTTTCTCATGCAGGTACTGGTTCATCCGCTTCGCGCTCCATCCATAATCTTTCGCGAATTCCGATACCGCCAGCAGGCTGGGGCTGTTCAGGACCACATCGTAATAGCTTGCCTTCGGCCTCATCTCCGCAAGCTGCTGCTTCTGCACGGCGGCCTCCTGTTCCAGCGCCATTCTCCTAAGCCGCTCGGCCTTAAACGCCTGCAGCGCTTCGATCAGAGCATCCGTGTTGTTCACAATATCATCCAGCGCAAATACTCCGTGCCTCCGGATCGCCGGAAGGACTTCCGATGTCACCCACCTCTTAAAGCGTTTGGCGGACGGAAGTTTGCTGGACAGAATCAGGCTGTAAAGACCGGATTCGTTGATAAGCACCGGCGTCTGCTCTCTTCCGATGGAGTCGCGAATCGCTACCCCATCCATTCTGTCCTCTTCATCCACATGCTTCGCAAGAGCATCCCTGGTATTGGCGTAGCCAAGAATCTCCGCTATATCCTTCCCGACAAAATACGGCTCGCCATTGACTGTGATACTGCGGACCGAGCCGAACTCCGCATTGCTGAATACCTGTAACTCACTCATGAATTACCCTCCTTGATATGAGATTTTTGAAGGGCCTGTTCCCTTCAAGTCACAGGCAGCAAAAAGGAGAGGATTTTTACCCTCTCCCGAAAAATTTCTAATCCTTTTTATAAAACTGGGTTTCGTACCCGTCCGCCCGGAGTAACAGCCCCTCCGCCCAGGGCGGCGTCCTTCCCATCTGCTCGCAGATCGCATCCAGGGAAGCATCCTTCCGGCACTCAATGATCAGTTCATCATGCACATGGGCGCAGATCCGGCAGTGTGACAGCGTCCCCATGGCGTAGCAGAGAATATCCCTGGATATGGCCTGCACGATGTTCTCCACAAACTTCGGGCCGTAGCTCTCGATCCGCTCCCACTTCTTTGTTCCTCCCACGCCTTCATAAGTCACAGATTCCCCGCCGAAACGGTTCTCACCGATCCTCGGCTTCACATAGGCAAGCCTTCTCCCGGAAGGCAGGGTAATGAACAGCATCCCGCTCCGGCACTCAAAACGGATCCCCCGCAGGACAGACGGTTCCCTCTGCTTCACTGCCTTTTTTACCGCCCGGTCCACATCCCACCAGAACCGGACGATATTGGGATTCGCCGTCCGCCAGGAATCCACCAGCGGCTGAAGTTCCTCTTCCTTAAGCCCCATCTCCAATGCGCCCATGGATTTCAGCGCGCCGACAGATCCGCTGTATCCCAAAGCCAATTCCGCGATCTTCCCCTTCTGCCGCAGTTCCGCGTTCCGTCCGTGTTTTTCCACCGCCACCCCGAACATCGCTGATGCTGACGCGCAGTAAATATCGCCATTCCCCGCAAACACTTCCATCCTCCACCGCTCCCCGGCAAGCCAGGACAGAACCCGCGCCTCGATGGATGAAAAATCCGCCACGCAGAACTTATATCCCGGCTGCGGCACAAATGCTGTGCGGATCAGTTCTGACAGAACCTCCGGTATATTCTCATACAGAAGTTCCAGCGCCTCATAGCCGCCGCACTTTACAAGGGATCGGGCTTCCGCCAAGTCAGGGATATGGTTCTGGGGCAGATTTTGCAGCTGTACAATGCGTCCCGAAAATCTTCCGGTTCTGTTGGCTCCGTAAAAAAAGAACATCCCGCGGCACCGGTCATCCTCACAAGCTGAATTTCTCATTGCCTGATATTTCTTTACGCTGCTCTTCGCAAGCTGCAGCCGAAGGGATAATACTTTCGCAATATCACCGGGAACCGTTTTTATCATAGCGGCCACTTCTTTTTTTCCAAGACTATCGGCCTCAATCCCGCGGTCCGCGAGATAACTTTTCAGCTGCTGAACCGAATTCGGATTGTCCAGTCCCGTCATTGCCTGTAATCTCGCCTTCAAATCAGATTTTGACTGCGCGTCTATCAAGAGCGCCTGATCCACCAATTCACGGTCGATCATAATGCCCCGGTCGTTGATCTCCTGGTCAAGGTGATATTCTTCCCAGACGCTTTCCGGTACCGGATAATTGGAGAGCCTGGCCTGAATGGCCATTTCCACTTCTACATCCCGGATATTGTATGTCTTAAATGCCTCCCACTTCTCCGGCGCGTCTGCCGGAAGGTTTCTGGTGCGTCCGCCATTGGACTTAGTCGGCGAGCAGGGCTGGCAGAAATACTTAATAAGGTTCTTTCCCTCCGTCAGCTTCTGCTTTTCCAGACCCAGCACGGTTCCAACGCCTTCCAGAGACAGCGGCAAACCCAGATAAGCCGCCCATACCATGGAGCAGCGCCAGGAGTCCGGCATCAGGTAATCCCCTGTCGGATAACCCAGATAGCGGGACAGGCAGACGCGCTCAAAGTTCGCATTGAAAGCCCATTTGGTGACCGTGTCATCCTCCAGGGCAGCGATGATCTCTGCCGGAATTTTCTCCCCGCAGGCAAGATCAACCTGCCGCACAGGACCGCCATCCACACTATAGGCAAAGAGAATCACTTCAAAATCCAGGGCGGAGGCATATTTATAAACGCCGCACTTGGTTAAATCCACATCCGAAAATGACTCAATATCAATTTCCAGGTTTTTTATTTCAGCCATGCAAAAATCCTCCCCTTCCGAATGGAACATATGCTGCTTGGAGATACATTGAACATTCCGGCCAGCTCCACTCCGCTGATCCCGCAATAAAATCCAAACCGTATGGCCTGCACATCGTCAGGGGACAGCTTCCTCCATTTTTTCCCCTGCCTGTAAACATCAAGGATATTTTCTGTTCGTGTTCCATATCTGAGGTTTTCCAGCCGGTTATCTGTTGGATCGCCATTCTTATGAAGAACCTCCATCCCTTCCGGCGCCTCGCCTGAGAATGTTTTCATGATCAACCGGTGAACCGGGCTTCCGGCAGCTCCATGCCCCAATACTACGGAAACATGGCCGCATTTACAGTACCGGCCCGGCCGCAGGATCTTTCCCTTTGCCTTTCTGTAAAACTCTTTCCCCGTATGATGACATACGCCCCTGACCAACCGGTCTAAGCTGCGGATTCTTCCCATATTACTGGCCTGATACCGTCCCTCATATCCGGGTACATCTTTCCAGATTTCCTCCATACCGCTTCACTCCCTTCCTGCCCTGAGGCGGCAGATTGCTCCGCCGCCCCAAAGTTTTTGAAATCAATCGAGGAAATCGTCCTCATCCTCTTCCGCGAAATCATCCTCCGCCCTGCTCTTGCCGCCAAGGGGTTCGCCGTCCCGGATCTTCTGCAGATTGTTCAGGCCGCAGGCAATCCCCTTGTTTCCGTTGCTGTTGAAAGCGTAGAAATTGATGCTCGCCCTGCCGTACACCCCGGAATATACCTCGGAACGTTCCAAAATCGGGTTCCTGTCCGCGTCCACGATCCCCGGCGCCGTGCCGCTGTTTGCGTTCACAAAATAAGAATTTGCGTATGCCTCGTCATCCGGCCTTTCCGCGTCACCATCACGCAGCGGCGTCTTCAGCGCGGAAAGCGCCGGTACAGATCTGCCGTTTCCTTTCAGCTTGCTCTGCCCTTCCTCATAGGCCGCCTGGATCGCCGCCCGGATCTTTTCCAGCGTCTTCGTGTCAGACTTCGGGATGATCAGGGACACGGAATATTTCGGCGCGCCGCCATTGATGGACTTCGGCTCCCACGCATTGACATAGCTCCATCTTGTATTGACTCCGGTAATTACTTTTGTCGGGTTATTGAATTTAGCCATACTGTTTTCCTCCTTAATTTTCACTGAAATCTTCATATGCTGTATTAAGCGCCGGTCTCTTATCGGAATCCGGCACCAGCGCCGGCTTGCCCTGGGGCTTTACGATAAACGGGCCAAGCACTTCCTCAAACTTCTTTTTTCCCATAAGGGCGGTCATGGCGGTGATGCCGAGAAGTTTCTTCTCGTAGGGGTCATACCCAGCGGATTCCGCCGCAGAAATGACCGCGGCCTCATCGCTGTATTTCCGGTTCGACCTGCCTTCCACGACTTTGAACCCTTGATAATGGGTGCCGGACAGGGCCTGCTGCAGGGCGTATTCCTTGACATCCGCCGCCCAGGATACCAGTTCATCGATCTTCGGCAGAATCGCTGCGATCTCGGTCTCTTCCAAAGCGGCAGGCATCTCAAAGTCATAGCGGGCAAGTTCCAGGTTGTATTCCGCCCTCTTGCGGCATACCGCTTTCACTTTGCAGAACCGGCAGTGTTCCCCTGCTTTAAACTCCCCTTTGCCCTCATAAGCCAGGGCCGCCGTCGGCTTTAAGACTTCCTCCGCCCAGGCGAGCAGTTCTTCTTTTTCCATGGTACAGGTGCTGACGTTCTCGCGCCGGGGCTGGAAGATGGTCATACGGACCTCTTGGATGTCATACAGGCCGTCAAACAATTCCAAAGCGCCCAGCGCATAGCACATCATCTGCGGGTTCTTCTCCGCGGATACGAGGACGCCTACCCCATGCTTATAGTCAATGACCTGCAGCGTCTCATCCGCCACGATCACACAGTCGCCGGTACCGAAACCGTCCTCCACCCATCGGGAAAAATCCAGTCTCTGCTCGATCAGCACCTGCGGATCCGGGCAATGCTTCTTTGCCGCCTCGATTTGTTCATTGACATAAGAACAATAGCTTTCCGCGCAGTCCCGCATCTCCTGGTCATAATACGTAAGGTTTTCGGTCGGATCCGTCACATCTTTCCCCAGTGACTTCTCCACCAGATACGCGCAGAGTTCGTGGCAGTCGGTACCCTGCTGCGCGTAAGGGCTGGCCCTGTCTTCCTGCTCCGCGCACAGTTTTGCCGAAGGCGGGCATTCCAGCCATCTATGGCTGGATGACGCCGATAAAAACGCGTGCTTTCCCATTATCCCAGCACCTCCGCTTCCGCCATCACCGCCGCGTATTCCCCTTTATCCAGCGCGGACAGCTTGTCCGCCCCGTGCGCTTCAAGGATCTTCCTGATCTCCGCGGTGTGCCCGGCCCTGGACTTCTCCGCCAGGAATGCCCTTACCTCAGTAAAGGTATATTCCTTTTCCTGCTCTGCCGGAGGTTCTGCCTTCTTTTCCCCTGTCCCAGAAAAAATCCCTGCCAGTTCATCGGCAATATTCACCAGGCTCTCCCCGCACTTCTTCAGTTCCTGAACCAGCAGGTCCAGTTCACTCATCTTTGACATGTTTTTTCTCCTCCTTCCTCAACTTCACGGATGTCTACGGATTCCACCGTCTGCCCCGGGGACAGGAGATATACCTGCGTAAACTCCCCGAACAGGAACTTAAACAGCCTTGCCGGGAGCTTCACATCCGCGCCCTTCAGCACGTTTTCCCTGCGCCCGCCGGAATCCGAGACATTAATGACAATCCTATGTTTGACCGCCATTCTTTCCTCACCTCTCTTTCTGCAGGAAGCTGTCTTCCTTACATGTCACAGGCAAGAAAAAGGGGAGAGATTTTACCCTCTCCCGAAAAAACTTTAAAAATATTTCTTAATGCATTCGATTGCCTTATCATAATGGACCTTAGCAACCTTCACGCTCACTCCCATGATCTTCGCCGCCTCTGTCCTGGAATATCCTTCCAGGCCGATCAGCCGGTAAGCCTGTCTCTGCCGGTCCGTCATCTTCTCGGCGGCGATCTCGCGAAGCTTCAGTACCTCATCCGGCACATCCCCATCAAAGGGGTCATAACTGGCCCCGGCAAGCACATTGCTCTTGTCCAGTTCCCCGTCATCCGTGTCTCCGGCTATGTAATCCAGGGAAAGGTTCCAATCGATCGGATACTTCTCGCCCGGATGCGCTTCTTCCCATTCCTTCTTCTCTGCCTTCTGCTCCGGTGTCAGTCTGGGATGCCCGTTCTTGATGTTGTTGGTGACTTCATTATCATCCATCCGATGCAGATCCTGGATCCACACCTCGGTCACGCCCATTTCACCCGGCCGGACTGTCGTATAAACCGTCCGGTAACCGCCGCGTCCGTCCTCAACACTTACTGGATAACGGTACACATTTCTTTGGTCCTGTCTCGTCTTTCTTACTCTCATGATTGCCTCCTTAGCTGGCCGGGAGGCAGTGAGAGCAGGGTACCCGGTACGGACTTTGGACCAAAGTACCCGGAACCGGCAAAATGCGCAGGAAAACAAGGGTACTTACACCCGTGTTCCGTCAGCTGTCTTTTTCACAGCTGATTTCCACGGTATGTCGTATCCTGCCTCACTGCGCACATGCGGCCGATATGAATTTTTATCTGAGCATCTTTTGGATACTCATCAGAACCGGCATCCAAAGATGCTGGTTCTGGTCAATACCCAAAGTTTCTTTCTCCTTTCCTAAACTCCTTCGGTGAAGGCTTTTCCGGCCCGTCTATTTACTTATTCTCTTTTTAAAAATGAAATTGTCCCGTTTTTTGTAAACCGCACAAAAAAAGAGCCTGACAAAATACAGATGATTTTCACATCTATACTTCGTCAGGCCCTGGTCGTTATGATCGCTCATACGCCGATTCGCTCAGTACGAACCTTTTTCTTGTGGAAGCTGACCGCAATGACCGATTTGCAGATGGGACACTTAATTTTGATAATGCCCTCTACTGCCTCCGGATCTGCGTCAAACAACCTTTTATTTTTACAACATGGACAAGCCACATGCACTTCCTGCATATCTTTTCGCCTCCCGCAAGAGGCCAGCCAAAAGGGAATGTCAAACTGACCGTTGGAAATTGTTTTATTTTCCTCTGCACTGTTTGCCGTGACTTAAATCCTATGGTAGCGATAAATATAGTATATCGAACATACGTTCTATTGTCAATAAATTTATCCGCCATAGTTGTATCCGGTTTTCCCGACGAAGTTATGATTTTCACAAACAGCCTCTTTCCTGTTTGTGAACCCATCATACTCTGTCCTTCCCGGATACACGGAAGTTTGACAGTTCAATAAATCAAAAAACACTTACAGGCCCCATAAAGCCTG